CCAACATGAGACTGCATTGGGCAGCCAAAGCAAGGTTGACCAAAAGCCAGCGACAAAAGACTAGGAATGCGCTGGCGGCTGTTGCGCAGTCTTTTGGGGTGGAAGTGTTGCCAGTGACCGTTGTGTTGACTAGGGTGGCTCCAAGGCGCTTGGATGGGGATAACCTTCAGTCTGGCTTCAAAGCCGTGCGTGATGGTGTTGCCGATTGGCTTGGCGTGGATGATGGCAATGGTTTGGTGGATTGGCAGTATGCCCAAAGGTCAGCCGGTGCAAAGGTATACAAAGTTGAGATCGAAGTGATAACATGATGCCGTGCGCTACTTTGCAGTTGCCGCATGTTTTGGGGGAAAGCGCCACCGGCGTGAGTACCTCGCTTTTTTAGGAGTTTACAAGTGACTGAAAACTTGGTGTCAGAGATGACAGTGCAAAGAGAAGGCCCAGGCCGTCCGGCCTTGTTTCCGGCAGAACACACCGTTTGGCAAAATATCCTTCTTGGCATCTCAGAAGGTAAAAGTCTAAGCAGCACACTTCGAGCCGAAGGGATGCCCAGTTACTCACTGGCGCGTCAAATGATTAAGAACAACCCAGAGTTCAGGGCGGCTTACGAAAAGGCCGTAGAAGACCGCGCAGACCGTTTGGCAGAGGAAATCATTGAGTTGTCAGACAAAGAGTTGCCTGATGGCTTAGAAGGCCCTATGGCTAGTGCTTGGGTTCAACAGAAACGATTGCAAGTTGAAGCGCGTAAATGGGTAGCTGCAAAACTTAAGCCTAAAACCTATGGTGATCGCATTGACGTGGCCGTTACTGATCATAGGATTAGCGTGATGGATGCGCTGACTCAAGCCAAACAACGTGTGTTGATGGATGACAGTAACGTCATGGATGTTGATGCAAAGGAAGCATGATTGTCGCCCAATGGCCAAAATTTGTACAATTACGCGCACGCGCATGCGAGTTGCGTTTACGCAACAAAAAGAAGGCTCGTAAAGCAGAAAAGCGGTTTCTACTTTATACAATGACCATTATGTTAAGTTGACCCTAAGTTATCCACAGAAAAAGGAATGACAAGGTATTACAGTTTAAGTTATGCACAAGCGATTGTGGACAAGTGTGCATAACTGCCTGTGGACAAGGCAAATTCCCACCCGCTGACCGCGGCGGGGGGGGGTAGGGCCGGAGGGAAAGGGCCGCGGGAACGGTAGCCCCGCGAACATTTTTAAATTTTTTTTTAATAAATAAATGCAAACCACGATTTACAAACCCGAAGACGAACAAGAGTTAATGGCCACGCTGTGGACACCGGCGATCGCAGACGACCCCGAAGCCTTCGTGCTGTTTGCCTTTCCTTGGGGTCAGGAGAACACCCCCCTCCAACACTTCAAAGGCCCGCGCAAGTGGCAGCGTGAAGTCCTACGGGACATTGCAGCGCACGTCAAACGGCAGCAAGGCCGAATAGATTTTGAAACCTTGCGCCAAGCCGTGTCGTCTGGCCGAGGGATTGGCAAGTCTGCACTGGTGTCCTGGTTAACGATTTGGATGTTATCCACGCGCATTGGTTCGACAACGATCATTTCGGCAAACTCGGAAGCCCAGCTGCGGGCGGTGACATGGGCTGAGATCACGAAGTGGTTGGCCATGAGTATTAACAGCCACTGGTTTGAGGTGTCGGCCACCAAGGTAGCGCCTGCAAACTGGCTGACTGAACTGGTTGAAAAAGACTTGCGCAAGGGAACCCGTTATTGGGCGGTTGAAGGCCGTTTGTGGTCTGCTGAGAATCCTGACTCTTACGCTGGTGTTCACAATCACGATGGTGTGATGGTGATTTTTGATGAGGCCAGCGGTATTGATGACTCAATCTGGGCGGTGACGGCTGGATTCTTTACTGAGAACACACCAAACAGGCTTTGGTTGGCGTTCTCCAACCCACGGCGCAACACGGGTTACTTTTATGAGTGCTTTAACTCAAAGAGGGACTTTTGGACAAACAAGGTGGTGGACGCAAGAACGGTTGAGGGCACAGACAAGGCGGTATATCAAGGCATTATTGATGAGTATGGCCAAGACAGTGCGCAGGCGCACGTTGAGGTTTACGGCATGTTCCCATCTGAGGGTGATGACCAGTTCATACCGGCCAACATTGTGGATGAGGCCATGGTGCGGCCTAAGTACAAAGACCAAACCGCCCCCATAATCATTGGCGTTGACCCTGCAAGGTTTGGTGCTGACGCAACGGTCATTGCCATACGCCAAGGGCGCGACATTGTGAGGATTGACCGCCATCGAGGTGATGACACGATGACGGTGGTGGGGCATATTATTGAGGCCATTGAGGAATTCAAGCCAACGCTGGTGGTGATTGACGAAGGTGGCTTGGGTGCTGGCATTGTTGACCGTTTGAAGGAACAAAGGTACAAAATCAAAGGTGTCAACTTTGGCAATAAATCGGCAAATCCGATCATGTATGGCAATAAAAGGGCCGAAATGTGGGGGAAAATGAAGGATTGGTTGAAAAGTGCAAGTATCCCGAAAGATAGATTCTTGAAAACTGATTTGATTTCGCCTATGATCAAGCCAGATTCAAAAGGCACGATCTTTTTGGAGTCGAAGAAAGACATGAAGGCAAGAGGCTTGGCCTCGCCGGATGCGGCTGACGCGATATGCGTAACTTTTGCTTTTCCTGTTGCACATCGTGAGTACAATGAGAGTACCCAGCGCAAGGCTTATGCTGGCAGCGCGGGTGTTACAACTTCTTGGATGGGGTCTTGAGCATGGCGACAAAGAAAAATGTATCGTTAAGTGTTGGCCGAGGCGAGAAGTTGCCGGTGTCTAAGGGCGCGGGCTTGACAGCCAAAGGCCGTGAGAAGTACAACCGCGAAACTGGCAGTAACTTGAAAGCGCCAGCGCCTAACCCGAAGACCAAGGCAGACCAAGGGCGCAAGGATTCATTTTGTGCAAGAATGGGCGCAGTTGCGGCCAACGCCAAAGATGGCGAACGCGCTAAAGCAGCCCTTAAACGATGGAAGTGTTAAATCATGGCTACTAAACCTGGTCTCTATGCCAATATTCACGCAAAACAGGCTCGTATCAAAGCAGGCTCTGGCGAGAAAATGAACAAAGTTGGCAGCAAAAACGCCCCAACAGCCAAAGACTTTAAAGAGTCGGCTAAAACGGCAAAGCCTGCCAAAAAAGGAAAATAAATGGCGAATACCAAACCTATTGGCGTTGCATACGAAGACCAAAACATCATCAATGCGGATATTGTCAAAGCCACCGACATCGTTACTACTGGCACGATTGGATACGCATCTAGCGCTTTTGGCACAGTCACCCAAAGCAACAACAAGACCACGGCGGTAACGATCAACACGCCTTCTGGCCAGATTACTACGGCCAATGCGCAGATGGCCCCCGCTGCCAACGCCGTGTTTGTGGTTAATTGCAGCACAGTCAGCACCAGAGATGTAGTGGTCATTAGCGTGGCTTCTGGCGGTACTTTGGGTGCGTATAACGCTTTTATTGCTGCTGTTGCTGATGGCTCATTTACAGTAGAACTTAAAAATGTGACCAATAATGCGTACAGCGAAGCAATTAAGCTGAACTACGCTATTTTCCACACGGAGAGTTAATATGCCACTGGTCAAGTCAAAATCACCCGAAGCTTTTCGCAAGAATGTCAAGGCTGAAGTCAAAGCTGGCAAGCCCGTCAAGCAGGCCGTGGCAATTGCGTACAGCGTTAAGCGCGAAGCAGAGAAAAAGAAAAAATGAAAGCGTTGCAAGATTGCATTATTATTGAGCGCGACGTTGAGAAGCACCCGCTGTTTGTGCTACCAAGTGAGAAGTTAGGTACTGGGATTGCAATTGCTATTGGCCCAAATTGCCTAGACATCAAACTCGGCGACCATGTATACTTCGACGTAGGCCAAGAATTTAAGCAAGGCGGCAAAGAATATGTCGTCATGCGTGAACCCGACGTGATTGGAGTTTTTAATGGCTGATCCTACCGGCATCGTAGCCGCAGCAGCAGTCGCTGTTGGCGGTTCGGCCAGAGACAAAAGTAACGCC